AAATTCACCTGAGAATGTATTTGCCTCGGGTCCTTTGATTGAAGAAATGGTTGCAATCTTTGTTGCACTACCTCTCTTCAAAATTTGGTCAGCATTAGTAAACGCAACACGATTACTAAAACTCTGTGTATTATTTATATAAATGTTATAGAAGGATGTATCGGATTCTGTCTCATCCCTCTTTACAAACACAACATTTCCGTTCGCCCCATAAGCGGCTTGTGATGCTGATTGACTTGCTCTGACTGTTGGATTCAATTCAGTTATGAAACCAAGTGTTCCATTTTCAGCAAGAAGTCTCATTCTCTCGTTTGTCAATGTCTCTCCAGCAACGATAGCGTTGACAGGAGTGTCACCATCCATTTGCTGATATGATACCAATGCTCTTGTTGTAAGTCTAAGAGTAGATGGACTATTCGATGTATTTGCAACATGCTCTGTTGAAACAAAGTTGTTGTTTGAATCACACTTTAGAATAGGGTCTTTCAGTAGACTGATAGAGCGGAAGTCAGTATTAGCAGGAATATATCCATTACCATTAGCAGAAACACCTAGAGAACCTTCAAACTGAACATTCAGGAGAACTTTGTCAGCACCAAGTTCACGAATAGCATCTTTACCATGTCCACCAATTGGTGAAATGATTGCATTTGCTGTAGCACCAGAGCCATGAATAGAATTTGCAGTGATAATAATTTCTGCTTCAGAGTATTGACTACCTATAGCAATGATATCAACATTAGAAATCTGGCCAGAAGCATTAACTTCAGAGTATGCAAGTGCGCCCTGTCCATCGCCACGAATAGTTACTGTGGGTGAAACAACCACTCTTGAATCTGTGTTAGCAATTGTTGAGAATGCTGAGTTTACTGTAAATGTTTTTGTAGAACCAGCATAGTCAATAACTCTACGAATTTGTCCAGCGCCTGTTCCTGTTGTAATGTAAATACTAGAACCATTATAAAAGTTATCAACTGAAGAAGGAGGATTATCACCAGACGCTGAAAGTCTAATCGTAGTTGAACTTGCAGATTCAACAACACCATTCGATACTTGATGATATCCTGAACCAGCGTTTACTGTTTCAATAACTTCAATAGCACCGTTCACAGCGGCATTTTGAACTGCTAGTTGTCTGTCACCCTCAACAGAACCATCTGTTGCAGATAAAGTTTTAACAGGCATATGTGATACAGTTAAAAACTTATCCGCATCACCAAGTGAAATAGTATACATATACTTCCAAGTATAGCCGTCACTTGTTGTAAAAGGAAGAGTAGAAAAGTCTGCTGGTTTTACTGTTGACGCCGCACCTTTATTGTTTGACAAACATTTATATACATTGTTTTCATCTGTCATTACATAGAATGGACGAGTATATAAATTTGTGTCTGTGTCACGGTATTGTGCATATACTGTTCCAGATGTCCAGTTATAGCGAGGCACGACATGACTTACATCACCAGTAGTAATCTTTTTACCACCAATGGCCTGTTTCCAAATTTCTCTTTGCTTATTCTTATCTGTTTGTATAGGAGTTGGTGCAGTCGGTTCTGTGGCATATTCAAGTTGATTACCAAGAACAATATAAAGAATGTTAGAGTTTTTTGCTACTCTTCCATCTTCATGTGACAAAGACTCAATAAAAGCCTTTGCATTCATTACACTCATTTCTTTACTAGTATAAGCGGCCATTATGCGATATTCCCTGAGTAATAGTAAGCATTAGCAGTAGACACATCTGGAAGTGTCCAGTTAGCAACAAGATTCGCACTTGTTGCGCTAATAACTTTATTTAGTTGTAACTGTCTATAACCATCTGCCGTAGTTTCGATAGAAATAATATCTCCATTCGCAAATTCTGATGTCAGTGTTGTTGAAGTTCCAACAATATTAAATGCGTTTGCGTAGTAAATATTAGCACCCGTTATAGTGCCATATAGCCAGGCTGAAGACATATTTGCTGAAGTTGCGTTACTAGACTTATTTAGTCTTACTTCAAAGAACTTATTATAAGTAGGTTCAATAAGTGCAGAAGAACCATTTGCAAACTGTGTCGAAAGTGATGTAGAGGTGCCAGTAATGGTAAATGTATTATTTGTAATAGCAACCGTTCCACTTGCTTTTGGCTTTGTAATTGCAATAGTGCCGTTTGAAGTAAATCTCTTTCTTTGAACATTAGTTACAGCAATATTCACATCAACATTAGATGCAGACTTGAACTTTCCAAACAATGCTTGACCTGCAGGATGAACAAGTCTTAGAGCAATGTCTCTGTATCTACCTAGAGAAACAGCGGCTTCTACTTCATAAGAAAACTCTTGATAGAATCTACTATCTTGAATAAATCCTCTCTTAGTAGAAACATGACTTCTTGAAGATGCATAATAGCCCTCTGCATTAGCAACATCACTTAGCGTCAAACGAATTTGTGCGCTAGTTGCATCTGGATGTGTTGTTGTTGCCAAAGTAACAGTTTCATTTTGTTTATGATTAAATCCAGAATCTACTAGTCTCAATGCAGTGATAGTTCCATTAGCACCAACTGTAGCATTAATGTTTGCATTGTTACCCAAAACACCTTCATCTTGAATACTTACAATTTTAGCAAGACCAGGATTTCTAGTAGCAGTTTCTAGTGTATCTTGTGCCGCTGATGTGTAGAAATAAACATCAACAAATTGATTATTTGAATAAGTAATATTTCCGGGCGCTCTTTGAAGGTCATCTTGCCAAACACGAACAACAGTTTCGTATGTGCCATTTGAGAATGTTCCACTTGATACTCTTTCTTTAACATTACCAGACGCACCAGTGTTTGCTTGACCAATTCTATCATTTGTATCAATCACTAGAATATTCGAGTTGCCTGTGCTGAAGTTCTGGTCATCATAGTGTAGAGTAAGATATTGTTCACCGATGCCCAATGCGGCCACAGCAGTATCTTTGACAATAACATTTGGCGCAACAGAGAATCCAGAACCACCAACACGATTTGATAACTGAAAAATTGTTCCTATAGTAGAAGATGCAAAAATTAGTGAATCTGATAATTTGGTATGAACATTTTCAATCTGTGCATTTGATGTTGTAGATACGACATTACCAACTGTTGTGTTTGCACTTACAAGTCTAAGTCCTTCATTCTCAATAAATGCTTTCATTGGGCCAGCATCAAATTGATTTGATACATTTGATGTTGTGTTTGAAGTAACTTGAACAGTAACTAGGTCTCTATCGTCAGCCCCACCAACACCACGACTGTAACCATTTGCTACTGTAGAAATAACTTTCTTTACAACTCCAAAAGCACCAGATGTTCTACCCACAAGTTCATTGCCTTCAACAACGACTTGTCCAGCAGTGTTACCAAACTGAAGAACATGATATCCAATCGTGTTAGCGGCAAATTGTGATACTGTTCCTACAGTTGTTCCACCAGAAGTTGCTTTGTTTACTTTTTCACCACCAGTAAAGTTTTTGTATGTGTCTAGTGCAATGACAACATTAGCACTGTTATATGCTCTTCTAATTGCTTGCACAGTTCCGTTTGCACCAGATGTTACACCATAAAGACTATCACCAACAATCACACCAGGATCAGATGTATTAGCAAGAACAATAACAGCATTTGCATTTGTTCTGAAATTTACACCTTGAGTTGTTGTTTCTCCGCTTTCAGGAAATCCAAATTGAGGACTACCGAGTAGAGTGTTTGCAAATACATCCATTCTGCCTGTGCCAGAAAACGATGGAGCAAGAATGCCAAACAAGTTATTACTAGAAATAAGATTTGTGTTTAGCGAGATTGCAAAAGTGTCATTTAAGTCTGTTCTTGCAATTGTGAAACTTGCAGGAGCAGAACCATCGCCTCCAACTAAATCAATTGTAGTCGTATCATTAATACTTGAAGAATATCCAGAACCACCATCAATAATACTGAATGTGACTGCACCACCTAAATCAACTGTTTGTGTAACAACAACTTTACCAAACTGTCCTTTATCAGTTGATATAATATCTACAATATCTCCAGGATTATATCTTCCTCCAGGAGAAACAATTGTAAAGTTACTAATACCTGCTTCAACGATTGGAGAATGTGGAGTAGAACCACCATTTTCTTTTAGAGTGATTGGTTCTAAATGATTGAATGACCCTTTAATATTAGATACTGTAATTTGGTCAATAACTCTACCACGAACTGTTCTCTTAATTACATTTTCAACTAGGGCTTCAGCAGAAGAATCATTACCCTTAATAGTTTTTCCTATGAACTGAACATTACTGTGGTCATGTGTTGTAACGAGATATCTATCAATACGCCAATCGCCATCAGAAACTTTTAGAATCTGGTCAGCAGGATAATTTACTTCTACATCTTCATTGTAGAGAATACGAAAAAGCAATTTGTATGAAGATAGTGTGCCTTTTGATTGATAAAAGTCTTTGATGTTTTTCGCTAAAACTCTTTTATCAGCAAGTGCATTTTCTGGTATCTCTGCAAGAATAGTTCTACGAAAATACTCTATGTATGCATCGATTGTAAGGTCAATATCTTTATATGATTCGAGTTTCTTCAACTCATGCTGTTGCTGACCAGATGTTTCCATCCACTCATAGTATGCTTTTACAAACGCAATAAAATTTTCTCCCTCTTCTTGATAAAAGGAAGGAAATTGTGTTTGAACAAGGGAGGAAATTTTTTCTTCAATAGCCATTTCTTTTAGCCTACCTCGGCGATGGCAGAGATTGTTGCATCAGAACCACGCATAATCAAAATTTGCTCACGAACAGGAGTGACATCTAGATTTACAGGTTCAGCATCAACTTTTACCTCAATGCCATCGTAAGCAGATGGAGCAAATGCTTCAACTTCAACAAGTCCTGTGGTATAATTTATTGTGCCTGCATTAGTTATAATATTGACTTTTTGTTTGTTTGCATTATATCTGAAAATATTTACATTGCCGTTTCCGTCATCGTCAAAGAATGCATCAAAACCATTGTAAGTAAATTTAGTCGAAAGTAATGTATTTGCTCTTATTGCATTACTAAATCTCAAAGTAACTTTCTCTGCTCTCTGTGTGTTAGGAACAAATCTTTTTTGAATCTTCAATGAAACATCGTTGTTCAGAATTGCTTCATTTGTATTATCAAGTGCCCGAACAAGACGAGAATATCTTAGTTTATTTCCAAATCGTTCAAGATTTGTCGCATCAAAAGCATCAATCGCATCACGACATGCTTGAATTGTTGCAGATGCAGTCAGTGTAGTCTTTAGAGAATCATAAAAAGTTCTGACAGTTGCAATAATATAGATATAGTCAGGATCAATCATGACTGGATCGATACCAAGAGGAGTTCTGTCTAGAATAGTTTCTCTGATTTCTTGCTTTCTAAGTGCAGTAGCAAACTGTTCACCCGTAGGCTTTACTGCAACATATACTTTACCATAGACAGGAGGGTCAGCAAGTTCACCACCGAATGCTGTAACAGATTGTAGGTCTGTGTTTTCGTTTAGAATAATTCTGTCGTAGTCATTCTTAATGACGGCTCTGTTTTGAACCTCATAGTTTCTCGGCGCTTGAAACTTAATACTATCAACACTTTCAATATTAACGCCACCTCTCGCAACACTATTGACAGATAGTGAAGCAGAAGTATAACTTGGTGTAATATTAATTGTATCAATTGAAAATGTATTTGCGCCATTTGTTTCTGGACCATTACATACAAGATAATCTACAATCACAATGTTGTTATTCTTCAAAGGCTTTCCTAGAGAGCCTGTTCCAAAATATAGTTCATATTCTTGGTCTGCACATTCTTGAATATAATATACTGTAGATGAAGAAGTAACATCACGAATGTTTGTTGCTTCAGTGAATACTGTGTTTGCCAAGTTTGATACAGATTCTTGCACTCTTACTGAAATGCTACTTGTGTCTATATTTTGATTTGGTAGAACATATCTGTCTGGATTAGCAGTATTTACAGTGAATCTATGTGTTAGAGGCTCACCTTCTTTGATAGTGATTGCTTTTGTGAAAGTGTTTGAAGAGTTTCTGACAATGTTTGCTTCTGGCGTCACAAAGGTATAAACAATATCATCAATCGTTGTAGTAAACTTACTGTTTTTAGGAAGAGTAAACTCAGCAACAGTATTTGCAATTCCAGTAAATGTAATTGTTACATTTGCAGATGCACCTCTTGCAGAACGAGATACATAACCAAGTTCTTTTGCTCTTGATACAACACTATCTCTTTGTTGTGCTGTATCCAAAAACATCTCATTTGCAAGCATGTTCGTATAAAAAGCATTGTAGTGAGTATTATAGGCAAGTATGTCCAAAAGCACAGCCATATTACTACCCTCAAAGTCGTAGTCTTGAAACTGTGTTTGATTACCTAAGTATGCTTTTAGATTACTACGAATATCTTCAAAATCGACATCCGTTACTTCTAGATATGTGTTAGCGGCCATTACCTAACTCTTTCTAATATTACATTTAAAATAACAGGCGTTGGATCATTGCGGACAGAGAAGACAATAGTTGCTGTGATAGCATTCACTTCTGAATTATCTTCAACATGAACTTCTAGCAAATCAGCCCTTGGCTCATAGTTATCAATGACTTCACGAATGGCATTTTCCATCGTTTGCTTTAATGCGGGCGACCACAGTTCAAACAAATATGAACGAATAGAGCATCCAATATCGGACTTGAATGGCCTCTCAAAATAGTCAGTAAGAATCAAATTCTTCACTGATTCTTTTACTGCTTCTCTATTTTTGTTTACAGATAGTTGTTTAGTAATTGGGTTTGTAGCAAAGATGCTATCAAAGTCACTAAACACTACCTTTTCTATGGTGCCTGCCATTTACTTTCCTTACATACAGAGGTCTTCATATTTTGTTGTGTGAAGACGATGTATTGCCATATCTCCATGTCTACGAAAGCGTCTGTTATATTTCTTCTTTATTTTCTTTCTTTGCCCTGGTCTCCAGTTCAAAAACTGTTTCCAACCAGTAAGAGCATCGAACTCATCGCCATTTTTTAGAGGTATTCGTTTCATCTATTTATGCCCCATTCTTAACAGATTGTATCTCTGCTCGTCTTTCTTTACAGAGTTTTGCAATCTCTGCAAGTGCTTTTCTTGCTCTTGTGCCTGCGGCTTTATTTCCATTTTCAAACTTTTCGCTTTCGGCAATATAAGTTTCAAACAAATTTACTAGATTATCATGCATTTTTTTTCACTTCTTTCTTGACAAAATTAAAAATCCTGATAGAATAGATTCTGTCATATATCAGATAAACTATTTAGTCTCCAATAAAGACCGTTTGAGATCCAGATTCAATCTTATTTGAACCGTCTCCTCCAGAAACACCTGGTGGATCATCACCAGTATCAGCAGTATCACCAATACGAGCCGCACCCTGTGTGCCACTATTCAGATTGATTGTTTTGCCGTCTATTGTGATATCACCATCTGCCACGATATTTAAGTTACCTGTCACATGAAGTTTATCATTGCCAGTTACAGTTCTAAATCCATTCTTGTGATGTGTAACTACATCTCCATTTGGATGCATTTCAATGAAAGTTCCAGACTTATGATAGATGTGAATCCTTTCAGCATTAGCAGTATCATCAATCTCTACTACATGACCTGATTCAGATTCATATACATGGTTCTTTGGATACTGTGCGGCGTATGGTGACGCTGGTTCTCCAGTAACACTGTCTGGTGACTTGGTGATGCTGTTTGTTCCTCTTGCGAGTTTGTTTACATCACTTTCATCTACATAAAGTGGATACACACCATTAGGATCATTGAAACCTAGACTTGTATCAGCAATACTTTCAGGTATACCAGCAAGACTTCCCATGACTACGGGTTCTTGCGCCCTAGAGCCATCTAAGAAAAATCCAACTACCCAAGACCCCTCAACTAATCCTGTTGGCGAGGTGCCCTTTCCGCTAACAGCCGCAGATGTGACATTTTGAATGACTTGAGCCCACGGGAGGTGTCTAGTAGGTATT